TTGGGTCTTACAGTATTGGGGAACTGAAGTAGGCAGACGGTCATTTCATAATGACATCTGGGTAGCATCAATTGAGAATCAACTACGACAGATCACAGATAATGTTGTGATAACTGATTGTCGATTTAAAAATGAAGTTGATGCAATCAAAAATGCAGGTGGAACCTCTATTAGAATTCAAAGAGGAGAACAGCCAACTTGGTTAGTAGATGCAGTAGATTATAATTACTATCAAAATCCACAAGCACTTGCACGATTAGTTGATAAAAATATACATGCTAGTGAATATAGCAGTGTAGGTTTAGATTACGATCATACAGTTTATAACGATAGTACAATCGATGAACTACACAAACAAATGGAGTTAATAGTCAACAGTTAAGTCACCTCTTTTCCAGTTAACTTCTTTTTTCTTTACAATTTCAACACAGTTCAAACAAACTGTCCGTAGATTAACAAAATCCACATTGGTTATATCTCCATCAATGTGGTATACGGTTGTTTGTGTAGAATACTGACTTTTGAATCCACACAAAAAACAATTTGTGTCTTTATTATATCCTGCTCTCTGCCATAAATAAACATGCGGTCTTTTGGGATTCTTTTTCTTGCACACATGACACATGCTTCTATAATGTCTTGTTCCATCCTTTACATAATTGATAGCACATGCATTTTTGTTACATTTATTGCATATTGGTCTAGTTAAACTCATACTAGTATTTATGAAAATGCCTTCGAAGGCATGTTAAACCGGTGTTTTTTTAAATACGTGATAAATAATAATATGAAAAAACAACCAGGGTGTAACCCTCAAAATCATACAAAAGGAAAATTATCATGGCATTAACATCACCAGGCGTAGAAGTAAGTATCGTTGACCAAAGTCAATATTTACCAGCCGCACCAGCATCAATCCCACTAGTTGTATTGGCAACTGCATCGAACAAAGCAGACCCAACTTCAACTGGTATAGCACAAGCAACAACACCAGCAAATGCTGGCAAGATGTACAGAATCACTTCTCAACGTGATCTTGTTACTTTATACGGCAATCCATTCTTTTATACTTCAGCGGCAGGAACTGCTCTGCAAGGATATGAATTAAATGAATATGGATTACTTGCGGCTTATTCAGCACTTGGTATTAGTAATCAAGTTTTCTGTTTAAGAGCAGACATTGATCTAGCAAGTTTAGTAGGATCAACAGGTCGTCCAACAGGAGCACCAACAAACGGCGCTTACTGGGTAGACACAACAAATTCAACTTGGGGAATTAACGAGTTTAATTCAACTACAGGAGCATTTACTTCTAAAGCACCAATTGTTATATCTGATGTAACATCATTAGTTGGTGGCGTAGCAGGTGGAGCACCATTACAATCAATCGGAACTATCGGTGATTACGCAGTAGTAGCGTTGTTCAATTACAATCAGCCTACTGCAACAACTGCACCACAGTACTACTACAAGGATGTTACCAATTCTTGGAGAGTAGTCGGATCAGCGGCATGGCAGAATGCATGGCCAACCCTTCAAGGTGCTACAGCTAACCCAACATTAACCGGCGGCGATTCTTTTAATATTATTTTAAGTGGATCAAGTAGTGCAACTATTACTATTGCTTCAGCACCAAACAACACATTAGCACAAGTTGTTTCTGATATTAATGCTCTAGGATTTGAATATCTTACTGCATCTGCATCAAACAGCAAGTTAACACTTTTCTCTGCACAAACAGGTGGCGATGACGCTCCGTATTTTATCAGACTTAACGGCGAAGTAGGTACTGTTCTTACTGATTTAGGTTTCCCTGAGGCAACTACAACTGGACTTCAACCACAATTAACATACGGCACATCTGCTCAACAGCCATTATGGCAAGAAGGACAAGCGGGTCCAAGACCAACTGGATCTGTTTGGATCAAAGTAGCAGGAACTGGCTTACAGCCTGTTGTATCTACATACAATAGCACTACAGCAAATTGGGTACCTAAAACACCAAGTTTTGCTACTAGTGACTGGGCTCAAATTTATGCGGCAGACTCAACTGGTGGTGGAGCAATCCCAGCTGGTTCAGTTTATGCACAATATGCATTTGATGGCAATAATTTTTCAGCAGGCCCAGTATACTTATACTATCGTTCTGCTACAGGCGCAACAACAATCACTGGTACTAACACAGCACCTGACTTCACATCAGGTCCATATGTTGGTAAAGTACAAATCACTTCACCAGGCGTTTCAACTTTAGCAGGTCCGTATACATTAAACTTAGCAGATGCAACAGATGCAACTGATTTTGTAACTGCATGGTCAGGAGCAGGTATTCCAAATACAACTGCTGTAGTTAATGATGACGGAACAATTACTTTATCACACACTAAAGGTGGTGTTATTGTATTAGATGACTATGATTCAGGAACAGGTGTTTCTCAAGGTTTATTTACAGAAGCAGGATTTATTTCAGGCACGACAACAGGTGTTAAAGATGGTCCTTTCAAAAATGACATAACATTCACACCGGCAACTACAGCATCAGCGGCAGGTTCTGGTTTTGTTCCAAGTGTTACAAATGACTATCAATACTATGACTTTAATCCAAGCACATTCTCAGTGGCTGGTACAGGATATGCAGTAGGCGAAACTGTTACTATCTTAGGTACTGCATTGGGCGGAGCAACTCCTGCTAACGATCTAGTACTTCGTATTAGTAATGTTACAGCTGGCGTCCCAACTGGAGTTACTTGGGTATCAGGTACAGGTGCATCAGCATATAAAGTACAGTTGTCTAACTGGCAAGCATTGTCAACAACTACTACAGGTGCTAATTCAATCGTGTCAAACGAAGGGGCTCCAACAGCGATCCCAACTAACTTGACTAACTGGTTCTATTCAGCAACTGATCAAGCAGATATTATGGTCAATACAACTACTGGTTGGAAAGGCTATAAGTCACAAGGATACGATTCAAATGGTTTACCTAGTCCAGCTGTCGCAAACGCAACTGATCCTAAGGGACCTCTCGTATCTGCTACTGCTCCGACTACACAGTCTGACTTAACAGCATTAGTATACGGTGATCTTTGGTTAGACACTACTGACTTAGAAAACTATCCAAATCTATACAGATGGCAGTCAGTCTCAGCAGTTGATCAGTGGGTCTTAGTAGATAACACAGATCAAACTTCACCACAAGGTGTTTTATTCGCTGACGCACGTTGGGCAACTAACGGAACAACTAATCCAGCAAATGATCCGATACCAAGTATTGTATCATTATTAACAAGTGCTTACTTAGACGTAGATGCTCCTTTAGCATCAACATCACCAGTTGGCATGTTGCTTTGGAATAGCAGACGTTCAGGCTACAATGTTAAACAGTACAGAGTTAACTACTTTAATGCTGACAGTTTCCCTTCCCCAGCAGTGCTTCCAGCACAGAAAGATGCATGGGTAACTGCTTCAGGATTACAAGCAGACGGTTCACCTTACACGGGTCGTAAGGCTCAAAGAGCAATGGTTGTACAATCATTAAAATCAGTAATCGATAGCAACACTGCTATTAGAGATGATGATAACTTCTTTAACTTACAAGCAACTCCAAACTATCCAGAACTACAACCTAACATGATTGCGTTGAACTCTGATAGAGGTGAGACTTCTTACATCGTTGGTGATACGCCAATGAGATTAAAAGATAGTGCAACTGACATTCAGGCATGGGCTACTAACACAGCAGGCGCTACTAGCACTGGAGAAGATGCACTTGTAACTAGAAATACTTACATGGGTCTATTCTATCCATCAGGTGTCACAAATGATTTATCAGGTGTTACTGTTGCTGTTCCTTCATCACACATGATGATCAGAACTATCTTACGTAACGATAATATTGCTTATCCTTGGTTAGCACCAGCTGGAACTAGACGTGGTGTCATCGACAATGCTTCAAGTATTGGTTACATAGATGCACAAACTGGTGAGTTTAACCCAATTAGAACACGTGTTGGTATTAGAGATGTGTTGTACACAAACTTTATTAACCCAATGGTATTCTTCACAGGTCAAGGCTTACTGAACTATGGTAATAAAACATCATTTAATTCAGCATCTGCTTTAGATAGAGTTAACGTTGCACGATTGATTGCTTACATACGTAGACAATTAATTATTTCTTCCAGACCGTTTGTCTTTGAACCAAATGATCCACAAACAAGAAAGTCTATCTCAGCAGTAGTAGAAACATTATTCCAAGATTTGATTTCAAAACGTGGATTGTATGACTACTCAGTAGTTTGTGATGATTCTAACAATACTCCAGCGAGAATTGATAGAAACGAACTTTGGATTGATATAGCAGTTGAGCCAGTCAAAGCGGCTGAATTTATATACATTCCAGTTAGAATCTTTAATACTGGTGAATTGTCAGGAACATAAGAAAAAGAATACATGAGCGGCGTGAAGTCGCTCATATTTTGATAAATAAAAGTAGACTATAAAATATAGTCACATTAATAGGAGATTAACATGGCAACAGCCTCAGATACATTAAGAAATCTTTCGGTACAACCCGAAGATGGGAGCAATCAAGGCTTATTGATGCCTAAACTTCAATATAGGTTCCGTGTGAACTTTATTGATTTCGGAGCGATAGGTGATGATCAGGGAGCATTAACTTTAACTAGACAAGTTATTGATGCCGCTCGTCCACAAGTACAGTTTGACGAGATTACGCTGAATGCATACAACTCACGTGTGTATCTTGCAGGTAAACATACTTGGCAGCCTTTATCAATCAACGTCAGAGACGATGCTTCTGGTTTAATATCAAAAGCAGTTGGCGCTCAGTTACAGAAACAATTAGATTTCTTCGAGCAACAATCAGCGGCTTCTGGATCAGATTACAAGTTCTCTACAGAGATTCAAATCTTAGACGGTGGAAACGGAATCAATACTCCAATAGTCTTAGAAAACTGGTCATTAGCAGGTTGTTTCTTACAACAAGCAAACTATCAGACTCTAAACTATGGTACATCAGAAGCAGTTACAATCGCATTAACAATTCGTTATGACAATGCAATTCAAACTGATGGTAGTGGTTCTTTAGACAATCTACCTGGAGCAGGCGTAGGACAAGGCGGATTACAGTCTACACGTAACCCATCCGGAACTGTTTCGTAACATTATTTTTGCTTAGGCAACACAAATTGAAACCGAACTTAATTAATTTTAAGTTCGGTTTTTTGTTTCTGATAAATAATATCATAGAGGAACACTAATGACCACATATCTACGAGATTTTAGACACGGCGCAAGAATATTCATACCGAATACTCATTCCAATGCACCCAAAGTCAAATTCATGTTTCATGTGTATTTTGAAATTAATGAATTAGCATATACACCACCAACCGGAGATAACTTCGGTATTCTTGTAAAGTCAGTTAAATTACCTAGTTACAAATTTGATACTGAAACATTAAATCAGTATAATAGAAAAAGAATAGTTCAAACTAAAATTAAATACGATCCAATCGAGGTAGTATTCCATGATGATAATCAAAGTCAGATAGCGGCTATGTGGAACGCATACTATCAATATAACTATGCTGACTCTATCAATCCGTCTGACGTTCTTGGTACACAAGCATATGGTGACGGAGCAAAATATCAGGCTAGAAACATTTATAATTCTTCAATTGCTGGAGATGATAACTATGGTTATAGAGGTGGTTCAACAAACGATGATGGCACAAAAGTTCCTTTCTTTAAAGACATCACAGTGTTTGGTTTTTGGCAACAGAATTTTATTGCATACACACTAATTAATCCTATTATAACTTCATTTGCACATGATACATATGACTATGCTGAAGGTGGTGGAGTTATGACTAATACAATGAGTATTGATTATGAAACTGTAACTTATAATACAGGCAAAATGGATGCGGCATCACCTGAACTTTTTGTTACTGGCTTTGGTGGTGCAAATTATGATCGAACACCAAGTCCATTGAATGATTACTCTGCTAAAAGTGATAGCATGAACACCATCGATGATGGTCCAGGCGGCACTATTACGAATCAGCCAGTTGACAGTCCAAGACCACGTTCAGTATCTATCATCAATCAAGGATTAAAATCG